CCTGAAATAGATGTATTTGGCATTCTGGGATACGTCCCAACAGAACGCCAGCAAGTGTTTCACGCGGCTTCCGCCGAGCGAGTAGACGCCATTCTTTATGGTGGTGCTGCCGGTGGTGGTAAGACAGCGGCGTTCTTGATGGACGCGCTCTACAATGCCGCAAATTTTCCTGGTATGAAGATTGGTTGTTTCCGTCGTTCATACCCAGAGTTAGAAGAATCGTTCTTGGCGCAGTTAGCCAAGTGGAACTACGGTCGTGACCTAGGTGCCAAGTGGAACTCAACCAACAAGGTTTTGAAGTTCGCTAACGGTTCTATCATTAACTTTACATACGCTGAAAACTTGGTTGACGCATCCCGAATCCTCGGTGGTGAGTACCAAGCCTTTTACATTGACGAAGCCTCGCAAATGATGCCCGCTGTTATTCAGCACATCGAAGAGCGTCTTCGTTCCGGTAGCCGACTTGTTCCGGTTATTGGTTTGCGCCTTGCTACCAACCCTGGTGGTATCGGCCACAAGTACCTTAAAGACCGATTCATTAATCCCACTAAGCGCGGGAAATTCCGGTACGAAGAAAAAGTGGGCGACGGCAAAAACACCCGTAGCGTTGCTTTTATTCAAGCAAAAGTTACGGACAACCCTCACGTCAACGAGGGCTACCACGCAGTTCTTGACTCCATTCCTGACCCACGGCGCCGCGCAGCGATGCGAGATGGTGACTGGGACGCAATGGTCGGTCAGTTTTTTGAGCAATGGCAATACTCCAAGCACGTTGTGCCATCTTTTGAAATTCCAAAAGAGTGGCCTCGTTACGCTGGTATTGACTATGGCTTCAAGGACCCGTTCGCCGTTGTATGGGTTGCAATAGATAACGATGGTCGCATGTGGGTGTACCGAGAGATTTGCGTCTCTGGTTACAACTCCGACGAGCAGGCCAAACTTATTCTTGCTACCGAACAAGGCGCGGGTGAAACAGAAGTTATCAGAGTGGCCGACCCTTCAATGTGGGGAAGCCGCGGTACTCCTCTTTCTATTGCCGACGACTATGGCATTAACGGCTGTGGCATTATGCCCGCCAACAATGACCGTATCAACGGCTGGGCAAGAGTTCACCAGTACCTCAACGACGCGCCAGCCTGTGAATATCACCGGGCAGAAGGCAAAGAGCGTTGCCCAATGCTTCATGTTTTTGAAGACAAATGCCCGATGTTTATTGAGCAAATCCCAGCGTTGCCACGAAGCGCAGCCAAGCCGGACGACTCAGAAACACGAAACGTTGACGACCACATTCCTGACGCGTTGCGTTATGTTTGCATGTATGCCGGCGTTTATGCTCGACCCGTAATTTATAGCGACTTTTCTTCGTCATTCACAACGAGTGTTCCTGATACAATGGTTATTGTAAAAGAAGACGAAGCCCCTCCACTAAGGCAACCAAACTTTGGTGGTCTATTTGTTGGAGATTTTGGGCTTAGTCCCTTTTAAAGAAAGATAACCACATGGCTATTACATCATTTAAGAGGGGACTTGAGGAGGCCGCGAGCGCCTTTGAAGAGATTCTAGAGGCACGCCCTAAGAGTTCTCCAAAGCGAGCAGGCTACGCCACTGGTGTTCCTATTGGCGGCTCAACCGAGGTTAACCCCGGCGAAAACGTAACCGCTGGAACCCTTGACCGCGCCACGTTTATGCAGCAATTGCTTCAAGCGTACTTGGCCTGCCCATGGTCGTCTGCTTCCGTAGACACCATTGCGCGCACCGCTACCGCTGGTGGCCTCGAGGTTGCTTACGAAGGCGGCATGACCGGCCCGACCAAGACGCCAGACGCGCCAGAAGACGTTAAAAAGGTCCAGCAACTTCTCAAGTATGTCAACCCACAAGACGACATTCGACAGTTGATGCGTCAGATTATTACTGACCTTATGATTTTTGGTGACTCGTTCACCGAAGTTGTTTGGGTTATGGGCGAGCCAGTTGCGCTGTACCCGCTTGACCCAACAACAATGACTGTTCTTGCTAACGAGCATGGCGTTGTCAATGGCTACTACCAAAAAACCGCCACAAACCGTGAAGCAAAGTTTAAGCCCAACGAAGTTATTCACGTTAAGTTTGACTCCCCCGGCTCAACCTTGTACGGTGTATCGCCAACGCAAAAGAACATTCTTCCAATTACTTCGTGGTTGTTTACTGCTGCACTTGTCAAAGAGACAATGAAGCGCGGTGACCCTCTGCGTGCGCACGTTGACTGGCCCATTGCCCTGCCTGAAGCAGAGATGCGCAAACTACAGCAACAATACGCAATTCGTAACTTGGGTGCTAGAAACATTGGTAACTTGTTTGAAACCAAGGGTGGCGCGGTCGTCACCGAAATGGGCTCAAACCAAATTAACAACTGGCTCAACACCCTTCAGCAACGCCGTGACGAGATTCTTTCTGGCTACGGTGTTCCGCCTTCAAAAGTCGGCGTTATTGAAGCCGGTAACCTTGGTGGTGGAACGGGAACCCAGCAGGACAAGACGTTCCGCGTCAACACTGTTGGTCCAATTCAGGAACTAGTTCTTGAAAAGTTTTCGTTTGCGCTTCTTTATCAGGCTTACGGCATTACCGACTGGGTTATCAAGTTCGGTGTAGTCGACTGGCGAGACGACGAAGTTATTGAACTTATTCGTGACCAGCGTATCCGTAACGGTACTTGGACTCTTAACAAGGCTCGCTCAGACATTGGCGAACCTCCTGTTAAGGGTGGCGATGACGCGGTTCTTATTGACCGTCAGAACATGGTTCTTTGGGCTGACCTTAGCGACCTGTCTGCTGCAAACCTTGCAGTGGTTCGGTCGCAGGGCGGCACCATGAACATGCCTCAGTTGCCAAACACAAATCCCGGTGCCCCCGACGGCGCCGGAGCAAAAACGCCAAAGTCTGCGGTAAGCCCCTCGTCAAAAAAGACTAAGCAGGCGGCAACCCCGATGGGCGCACCAAAAACTCCCAAGGGTTCAGAAACGGCCTTTGCCAAATTCCTAAGGGAAGACGACAGTGACGACGAATAATCAGACTCCCATTGAGTTAGATGGCAAACCTTTTTACAACGAAGGCGAGCCTGTTGTTCCTTTCCTCGGCCTTACAGCCGCTCGAGCAGCAGCATTGGTTCCAAAAGAAGTAGGATAATATGGGCCAGTACCCATCGCCAAAGGTTTATCACGCTGGCTACATGGGACAGGCAGGTGCGTTCGCAACGCACTATCGTTATCCGGCTGGGAGCCAAACGTACGCGCAGTTAACGGCAGAGCGTAACAACCTAATTAAAGCCCGTGCGGCCAAAGGTTATTACCACAAAACCAGTGCGGCCAAATCAATGGCACGCAATCACGAGAGTGCTACTTTCCGAGGCAATCTTGCCCGTAATCACGTTTATGGCGAGTATTACTTGGCTAGCATTAAGCAACACGCAGTTGGTGTTCGTTGGATGGCTTTTCACCAAAAAGCCAAAATCAAAAAACCAAGCATCAACGGTAAGTTTAGAAAATTTAAGGGCGATATTGCCCCTGGGCGCTACATGCAAAGAACTGCTTGGGGGACCGCAAGGAAACCTTCGTTTAAAAGCAATCTTACAAAGCGTTCAAAAAGATTTCACCACATTCACAAATGGCGTGGACACGGGAACAAGTTTGTACCGCTGTAAATAAAATTTAAGGTAAATTATGGCAGACGGTTTTTCGCCACCGGAACAAGTTAGAAAGAACGCAGCGCGCTCGCTGGAACTCCGCAAGGAACACGGTCGTGGTATGACCGCTGTTGGCGTTGCGCGCGCTCGAGACTTGTCCAATGGCAAGAATATTTCCGCCGATACCATTAAACGCATGCACTCTTACTTTGCTCGTCACGAAGTTGACAAAAAGGGCAAAGACTGGGCTAATCAGTCCAACCCATCTGCCGGTTACATTGCGTGGCTTGGCTGGGGCGGAGATGCTGGTCGTTCTTGGGTCAATGGAATTATGAAGAAACTTAACGCCAAAGAATCTCAGGAGATTTCGGAAATGGCCTCAACAAAAGCCGCAGTAATTCGTGGCATTTTTCTAAAGCCTGGCGTGTCTAAGAACCGTCGTCTTTACACGAAGAACAACATTGCTAAGGCTGTTGAGCGCATGAATCAGCACTTGCTCAAGGGCGAGGGAATGCCTCTGAACATGGCTACAAGCCACGCTGCCGCCTTTAAAGACGACGCAACCTCAACCGTTGGTCGTATTACAAAGGTTAATCTTTTGCCTGACGGTTCAGCCGCTTTTGAAGCAGAGATTGCCAACACGGCTCATGGTCGTGACGTTGCTAACTTGGCTGCCGGTCAGTTCATCAAGGGTGTTTCAATCCGAGGTGAGTGGATGGGCGAGCCCCGTTCTACGCTTCACACAGACGGCGAAGAAGCCACCACAGCCGACGACCTTGCTGTCCACGGCATTGACTTTACAAACAGCCCCGGCGTTGAAGGCGCGGAGATTCAGTACGCTGAACTTTCGGAATCCTACGACCGACACGCAATCTACGAATCCATTGAAGACGTAGAAGTTGTTGAGCGTTTCTCTGCTCTTGAGCAACTGGCAGACGAGAAGGACGCTTCAAAGCCTTACGGCGATGTTGACTACGCCGACCCTGGTTACCAGAAGGACAAGAAGAAGCGTTACCCAATTAACACCGCCGCGCACGTTCGCGCCGCTTGGTCTTACATCAATCA